TGCATTTTACGTAAATTATTATAATTAAATCCAGCGCGTACATGCCCGGGCAACCTTGCCTTCTCGCCTTTTTTCCTAGCGTGAAGTTCCTGTGCTGTGTACATAGTTAAATTATTAATACGCTTAGGTGATCCTTTCTCCCATGGTGGTAACGCTTTAAATTCTTTCTTAAAGGCAAGTATCTGTTCGATTACTTTGTCTTTGCCTAGCTCATTTAATGTTGAGTCAAGTATCTCCTTAAGGAACTCCTGAACAACAGGTGGAGTATCACTGCGTTTTAAGTCTAATCCCATAGCCTTAATCTTGCCCGGCTTGCCATCGACATCAAGGCGTTCGCCTTCATTGTCAATTACCATAAGTGCATAGCGTTTCTTAGTAATGAACAGCCCGTTAATTGCAACGGCTTCTCTTCCACACTTAATAAGGTCTCCGTAATGTTTTGGACAACCAAATGCTTTGTGCATATAGCCTGGGAAACTCTTATTGGCTTCATCGGCTAAGCTATCATATAACGCAATAGCAACATCTGCATCCCACTCTTGCTCTCCTGCTTCAACTGCATCTTTAACTACAGGCCACGCTGTAAAATAGGCAGAGTCAGTGTCACCATATATGATACACTCGCCGACGTGGTTGTATTCGCCGGTTAGACATTTGTTAACGTGTGCATCCATATGTTGAGCAATGGCTCTGCCTGTTAGTGTAGTTGACTGGCCAATACGTTTGTCAAAGAAACGACAGTGCTGATTCAGAATGGCGCCGTACAATGAGTTCAAGTTGATCTTTTTAACAAGCTGTCGCTTGTCCCAGTACTCAATGTCAGCCTTTAAACCTGCTGCAATTGCTTGTTTAAGTTTCTTCTGCATTTCCTTACGTTCTGCGTACCAACGTTTAAGTAAGCCCGGAATGATGCCCGGGTTCTTCAAACTAAAGATAGTACCGTTTGCAGTTACTACCCATGGTTGATCACTGTTAAAGATTAAATCGTATGCGTCTTTAGCAGATAACGTAGAGTCGCCAGCTATCTTAGCAAATGTTGACAAGTTGTCCGAAGTCTTTGGTTCCCAGTCAATTGTAACTTCAAAGTCGTCGCGCCGGTCCATAACTGCTGTGTATTCTAAACTACCAAACAACCCTTCCCAAGCCGCAGCAAACGAAGAACCCTTCTTCTTTTTAGATTTACCCTTAGCAGTCTGTATTACTTTGTCTGCCATCTTATCAGCAATGTACTTGTCTGTTTCAATTGGCCGTAACTGACCAACAATAGTTTCTGGTGCCATGTTACATGCTTGAATAGCACTTGGATACAGACTGTTAATATCAACAGACCCAACCCACTTGTGCAATCCCTTCTTAGGATATGCTACGTAAGCACCCGCTGCCTGAGTGTTTTCATCTTCGCCATAACGTACTTTGTCCGGAACAACAAAACCTTTTTCGTGTGCTTCGTTAATAATTGCCTGCTCTGTAACAGCAACCGCACCCATTGTCTTTGGTAGCAGTACTGTATTTTCGTGTGCAACTGAGTTAGCAAGGTCAATAAACTTCAGCTTCTGATCTAGCTTATGGAGTAGCATTGTATCTTGAATTGCATCTAAGCTGTACGAATGCATTTCGTGATATGTGTAATTGCGGTATAACTGCATGTAATCTAGATGTATACGACCAATTAAATCGTATGTGATGTTCTCTGAGCCAAAGCGTTCAAACATGCGCTTCTTAGGAAGTTTGTTCCATAAGCAGAAACGTCGCGTATCATCTTTACTGAGTACTCGTGTAATACGATTAACCATGTACGGAATATCGTAACCTTCGCTGTTCCAGCCACTCAGCACATCTGCATCTTGAATAATGTCGAGGAAGTCTTTGAGCATTTCCCTTTCATCTGTATACAGAATTGTGTTTTCGTACTGTGAGCAAATTTCTTTTGCTTCTTGTGGTGACATATGGCGTGGCGCGATGACCTGCGTAACCATTTGATTAGACCAGTTTAAGTAAGTTGATATCGCAGTTACTTTGTTGAAGGGATCAGTCACTGGACTAAATCCTTTTTCCTTGTCGAAGTCTACTTCAATATCAAAGAACGCCGTTTGTAGTACAGGAAATTCTGCTCCCCTGTAGTTGCGTTCAAGACAACGTGCAATAGGTTGGAAGTCGCTTTCATACAACTTCGAACCCATGTGCATACGTTTTTCTTTTTGATACTCTTTATTCGAGTGTGAAGTAAACTTACTAACTGGCTTGTCGTAGACAGTTCTGTGCTTACCTTTGCGGTCATCAAAATAAAATGTGTACTCCGCGGGGTAGTCAACAAAGACACGCTTACCGTGTACGCGCTCTACTACATGAACCGTGTCTTTATCTAAACTCATTACTCAGTGCGACCAACCGTTTCCAATATGTTTTCCAACAACTCAAAATCTGTTGTTGCTTGGTGGAAGGTAGACTTGTGTGCTGTTTTAATTGCTTTGTTTAATACAGCTGGTTTGATATCCATCTCTTCTGCAATTGCTTTTACAGTGTCTTTAAGACCACCGCCTAGTATTTCGATCTCGCCTAGTACTGATAGACCTTCGCTCATTAAGTGCTTGAGTTTAGCCTTTTCTTCTGGGTTAAAAATTTTTGTATCTGACATCTATAGTTCTCCTTTGAATGTGAATTATACTGCATTACTTAACTAATGTCAATCCGACAGCCAAAAAAATAGGCCCTAATGGACCTATTAAATTTAATTGTAAGTCTTATAGTCCTAGGGTTTCTTTTGGATTTGGACTTAGTGTAAACCCACGCTTGGCAGCTTCAGCGGCAACCTTTGCTAAGTGCGGCTTTAGTTTCTCACGTTCTATCCCGCTCATACTTTTTGCGCGTGAAATTAATTTCTGCCACGTTACGTTTAACTTTTGATTTCCTGCTTTTTGCTGTGCGTCACGTGAGCTCTTCATTCCGAAGCCTGTCTCACCTGTTTCGCCCTTGCCTCTAAATTCTGGTTGTGGTTCCCAGTCAAAGCCTTCCGCTTCTAATAATGTAATAACTGATTTACACAATTTAATTGACTCCTTAAGGATCATTGATTTCCGTATACTATATAGTTCAAATAGTTTCATTTAGTACTGCCTCGATTGATGTAACTGTTGGTTTCTTGAAGAATCTGGAATAGGTATTCTATTTGCTGCCTGATATGCAACATTATTTCGCATGTGTTCTGGCACACCAACTTCATGTGCGATATCCTTTAAGAACATGTGTAAAGCTGTATCCTCATCACCATTCATAACAACTCGCATCAATTGCTCTTCGTCTTGAGAACCGGTTAGTACAACTAGTTCTATCCAATCATCTTGCGACCGTGTGTCGTTTTCTTCGCTAACTGGTTTACCTTGTAACTTATTAATCTGTGCTCTAAGATCGTCTAACTCATCTTCCTGATTATTGTTTACACGTTCAGTATCATTTATTTCTACGTCCTGATCCATGTTATAATCATCTAGTGACCCTAGTTCTCTATCTTGAACTTTCTGCTCATCGCCCATCATACTAATTAATGCGCTTAAATCATCAGTCGCCCTGCCGTGATATTTCGCTCTTGCTGTCTTGATAGCGTGAATAACTTTCGGATCTTTCGAAGCGATCTTCCCATTATCCTTTTCAAAAAGTTCGTGTAGTTTCATTTGGTTTCTTTCGAAGCGATCTTCCCATTATCCTTTTCAAAAAGTTCGTGTAGTTTCATTTGGTTTGGTTCCTGTGTACCATCTTATTAAGTTGTGAGCGTGTTTGATTACTTTCTGTAGTTTTGGATGTCTGGCGAATATTTCTGACCGCATCAACTATTTTCTTTGCAAGTGCAACATAGGTGTCGCCGTTGTTTACTCTAAACTCTTCTTCAATGTCGGATATGTCGGTAGTAAAGAGATCCATTCTCTTAGCAATTGCTTGTAACTCTAGCATGTCGCCGTTACGGTCTTCAGCTAGGTTAAACTTACCGTTATCACCTTTGTTCAATTCACGTGCCTTACGATCGCTGTGCAACTCTTTCTTAAATTGGGCTGCTTTATCTTCTTCTGTTTCGTCCATTGAATGGAAGATGTCTGCTAGTGATTGCTTCTTGTGTACGTCTGAACTAGCTTTTCGTTTTCCGATTGTGTCTTCGTGTATTTCACCTGCGCCACGACATTGCGGGCATGTATCACCGTGTGTTGTACCGTCGCCCTGGCATGTTGGG